CTCCTGAACCACTTCCCATTCCATGTTTACCACTACGGAGGTGTCCGTAATCATAAGCTAGAGGAATATTATACTTAATGGGGAATACTTCGTACAGCCACTGATCTGAGTCATAGTCGTTGGTAAGAATGCCAGTCAAAATTGCTTTTGCCGCATCTGACATATGCTGGTTAAAGTGCTGATCGAATTTTGAGAAATCTGTGCAGATAACCACGTCGTCCACACCCTTAGTATCAAAAAGCTTAGTGATACGTCGGTCGACCGATTCCATACTCACCCATGCTGGAACGAGATCAAAGCGCTGAGCAGCTTCAATCAATGGTTGGTAAACCTGCAGTTCACAAATGTTGACAGCGAAGGGAAACATCCAAACAACCCTCTGCTTAACGTCTTCACTTGTAGGTCCTCCTTCTTGACCACGCCAACCAAGTACAGCACAAGTTCCGAAGTCGTGTCCGTCACCGTACTGATTAAAGATATCGAGCGTTTGGGTAGTCATCTTGGCTCCATCCGCCCAGCCACCTTGTGTATTCATTTCACATGGAAGCGTCTTCTTTACGACATTGCGTCGCTTGGTGAAGTAGGGTGATCCTGAGTTAGTCGATTTCTTCATAAGGTCAGTGGTACGTTGCTGACTCCTAACTCGAAGACCTTTCAGCGGTTTAAATTCCTCGAGCACTGCTTTTACGGCGCGAGGATCGATCTCTCTTGATGGCAGGAGAATGTCATCATAGTAATGATCTATGTCTTCAAGTCTCTCCGACAGTGGTTTCATGATAGACATAGGTCCGACTTTAGATCGCATGTCGTTTTCAAAGTCCACAAGAGTCGGCCACTTGTCAGTGATCGATTCAAGTGTGGCACCCCAATCTTTCAGGACTTTGTCAACTGAGCACCCTTTTGCAAAGGTAGTCCTATACTCATCCGGCTGTCCTTTTCTGACTATGTCAAAATAAGACCGTAATCCGGGATTTGGTAAGTTGAAACAAGTTTCAAAATACCTCTTTTCAAAATTAGTTTCATTATTTTTAGGCATAATGTTGGCCTCCTTTCATAAATTTGTA